AACCATAGAACACAAGCAGGAGAAGAATAACCCCAGTCAGCAGCACGAAACTTATACCATCCTGAAGGTATCTCAAAAGGTTCCACAACATGGAGTCTTTTGTCAAATTCTGGAAAAGCTGAGTTTTCATATGCATCCCAATCTCCATCCAGGAATTGTTTACGTTGTGCTTCTGGTAAAGATGCAAGCATGATATAATAATCATCTGTCTGCATCAAATACGGATTATCCTGCAACTTAGCTGGAATAAATCTTCTTGTTATATATTTTTTTCCATTAGGCGTATCAATGCCTATATTGAAAGCGGTATTTGGTTCAGCGGGATCTACGAACATTTCTCGTACCCATTGTGAGCCAACGTTACCAGGATTACCTGTTGCTCTCAAATATACAGGTATATCTTTATCAACCGATCTTAAAGAAGATCTTAGAAAATTATATATGTCTGGCGAAGGATATTGTGGAAGTTCGTCTATTCCTATCCATGTGTAAGACTGACCTTGGTATCTTAACGCATCCGTCATGTTTTCTGCGTAACCAAACTCGATCTTTGCCCCCGATGGGAATCGCCACTCTTTTTCTTGTTCTCTCCATTTTGCACCAGGATATGCCTTCGAGTATAATAGTTGAGACTTTTGAATTAAGTCTCTTAACTCTGGCATAGTCCTCCTCACTAGGAGTGCTCTATGACTTGCTTTTGTACAATAGCGAAGTGGATCTACTAGCATCGCATATGATTTACCACCACCTCTGGCTCCACCATAAAAAACTTCTCTTTCGGAAGCTGCAAGAAATTGTGTCTGTGGGCCACCGTTGGGCTTAAAGATTACATCTTGCTGGTTGATATGCTCTTGTACTGTCTTAGGTGCACTCTCGATTATGTCTTCAGTAAGTAGTTGCGTCTCTTTACCAGTTAGTGCTTTGTTAATAGTTAACAGTTTACTTTTGGTATTTTCTGCGTGACGTTTAGCAGAACGTAGAGATTGTTCTGCCTTTGCAACTTTCTTACGAGTGCGAGCTAGAATCTGTGTTACTGACTTCTTGGCTTTCTGTCGAATTACTTTCTTGGGTTTCGGTGGTGTTACTTCGTTCAAATCTTTTTTTAAGTCCGACATGTGATATGTATCTTCCTGTTTTTCTATGTAGCCATTGTGCAGTTTCTCTTAGTGAACAAGTCTTTGAATATTCTTTTGCTTGTCTAAGAGCATCTAATTCTTCTGTTACGGGCTCTAAGTAGTGTGGGTCTTCAGCTTGTTTAAAGCCGAAAGGTACTACTCTAGCTCTCTTCTTTATCTTTATTGGTTCCATCTTTTGGTGGTAATATAAAAATTCCGTGTAATGATTTCATGTTTATGTCTAGCTGATCTTTCTTTGTTATACCAACTCTATCTAATAATGAGTTCGCAGCTGCTAGACGAATACTTGCCTGCGGTGTAGTGCCGTCTTCGTCTAGTAAGGCTGTTAACCTAGTAGCCGCTTTGGCAGAGTGCGTAGATAAATGGGTTTCCGCTAACTCTGTTATCTCTTTCTTGAGATTTCTAATGACTTTAGGATAACTGTGTTCAGAATAACCAGCAATTCTAGCTGCTTCTCTGGGGTTTCCTTGTGCTTCTGTAAACAAAACATCTAGAAACTTCTCCTGCATATCTGTTAAGTTTCTTTTTTGAGTCTTTGCTATAGAAGAATCCATTGTTTGCATTTATAATCTCCATTAATTCTTTAAAAGGTAGTTCTTTAACCGATGAATACATCTTCGTCTACCTGTATTACCTTTTCTTCTAGATCATCGTCATACCTGTCAGCTGCTTCCTTATCATTTATCTCACCTGTAGTAGGGAAATCTCCTGGTAGTGTTTGCTGTCCTGGTAAAGGTTTCTTTCCTGCCATTAATTCTTTAGGAGGAGTAACTTGTTCTAGTGGTAACATCGGCATTACAGGTTCTGCATCTAGATTTAAATCATTTCTTTGTTTATTTGATTTAATATCTAGACTTGGTACTTCTTTATTCATACCATCCTGCATCTTTTCTAGGAAATTCTCAGCATCCATTGGTTCATCCCTAGTAATATCGCTTACTGGTGCAAATGAAGGCATTGATGTCTCATTTGTAGTAGGCATATTAAAACCTTGTTTAGCGTTTTCGTAAAAATTAGTAGATTCTATACGTTTTGGCATAGAACTTTCTTTGACTGGGAATACACCCTGTCCTGTTTTTAAATAACTTGGTATGTTTGCTGCGAATTTCATAGTTTAATTATTATTCGTGATGACCCTTTTGTGCCTACTGGCGATTTCTGTGTATATATGTCCTTTGAATAATGTATAAGGTTTATTATAAGGGTGAATACCCAATTTGTCAAGGGATTTTTCAGGTTAAATTTCATATGCGACATTATAGCAATAGACAAATGTGGATGTGAGGTGTATAATGTTATTAGGCACTGCCAGGGGGGTCTAACATATATATCATAGTAAAATTTACAGCTACCCCCTAGGGTATTCCCTAGTATATTTACTAGAATATTCCCTAGCCCCCAGTGGTTAACAAGGGTTTCTCAGATTTTATGGCTTCCGTATATATAGTATATAGAGTACCCCCCGTGGCACACGCATGGGGTATGACTAAGGATTTTTTTTGTAGACTTATGGAGCCACTTGTGGCTACCTTATTAGCCTAAGTAGGCTCGAGGGAAACTCAGGGCGTAGCCCTAGAGTTTTCCGAGTAAATTTTTTAAGGGATATTTTGTTAACACCTGAGAACACCCGAGGCAGTACCAAATTTTGTACCCTGGGGTGTTCCCTTGTTAACTTAGAGAGAGATTAAAAGGTATACCAAATAACTCCAAATAGTTATGTTGAATATACCAAGTAATATTATTGAAACATTAATAAAAATGTTCATTTGATTTGCTACCTTTCCTGCATTACTGCCAAAGCAAGATTTATAGAAACTACAAACCTTGCAATAGCAATTTGGGTGATAACTATATTTGACTAACATATTTCCAGAAATCACCTGTTTCTGTGTCGAAGGTTGTTTTATTAACCATTGGGTTAAACTCTATTTTGGCCTTCGTTTTAGTTTTCATATACTCTTCAAAGTTTTCACCGTTTAAAGCATCAACAATGTAGAAGTATAAATCGGCTAAAGCCTTTTGGGTTATTGGGTTTTTATTCTTAGCGAATAAATCTATAACCTTCTCAGCTGTTAGGGTCATTTGCTCAACTTCATTTTTAAGCCTCTGATCCATGTTACCGCCTTTTCCTTGCTCTTCCTTAGATACAACAGTTAAATTGTGAGTTGTTCCAAATACGCCTTTTTCTAAGTCATTCATTTTTTGAACTGCTTTAAATGTCTCAGATTCTACAGCATTCTTAACGTTTTCGCTAACAATTTTTTTTGGTAAAAAGTATTGTTTAACAAACTCGACTAACCCTCTTTCACCTCTAAAAGTGCAATAATAATCTTTGCCCTTTTCTTCCTTTAAAAAGAAGTTTTGAAACAAAGATGATCTGAAAACGTTTTCCGCTTTCTGTTCTTCTGTTGGATCAATAATCACTGACGTTTTTAAAATACTCCAATCAAGTTTAAATTGAACAGGATCAGTTTCCATATTTAAAAAAGTACCTTTTGAATATGTCGCATGATTACAAATCATAAACATTACAACTGGTGACGCTTGTTTTAAAACTGCGTACTCATAAGGGTGATTTTTTTGAAAGTCGTTCAAGTTTTGCCCAAGTGCGGGAATTATGCATTGAGTAACAAACAAATCGAAGTCCTTAGCAATTAAAGTCTTTCTTGATCCATCGGTATTAAAAAACATATTCATCGGATCAACATTATTAACTTTTTCGCCAAAGTACGGGGCAATGTCCATATTTCCATTTTTAAAAATATCAAATGTATTTTTACAAATAAACAACATTTGGCCGTTAACTTTCTTCTCATTGCTTGCAACATCTTGAACCATATTCCAAGTCTTAGTTGATAAATCAGTTTCTTTTTTATCAACTTTTTTTGTGTCTTTTATTTTCATAAAATGACCTTTCTATATTTGATTGATTTAATTGTTTTGAACAATTTCGGTTACCATTTTCCAAGAGCCTCAGCCAGATTTAAACTTTAAAATTTCTGTCACTTTTAAAGAATATACTGCGGGATCTAACCTAGAATTTTTATGTTATGCGAAATTAAAAAATTCAAAACTGTTTTTAAGTTATTAAAAAAATAGGGCTATGGCAAGGCGGGATTGTGGCCAAAATAAAAATAATTATTTTTTTAGCTATGTTGTTTTTGCATACCCTTTAGCCTATGCAATTTTGGAATACCAGAACAAACCATGAACATATTTACACGTTAAAATGTTCTCTAAATGTTCTACAACTTTGACGAGAAAAAAATTAGGGTCTTATGATTAAGACATAGCGGAAAGGCTTTCACGCTTTTAAAATAGGAAAATTATAATTAAGACATAGCGAATAATTTCTTACTCGCCATGCCATTCGATGTTAAATAACTAAGAGGGAATATTTTAGTTATGTCATATGTGTACCTCGCTTGTTTAATATTAACAACTTTTAAGGAGCATTATAATCGTTTAATATATCCATGATTACATTTTTTTTAACGCAATTGGCATCATCATCAAACGACCATTCATTTGACTTTAATAGAAATATCGCAGTTTTGATACCGCTATTGTCATCTGAATTATTTGAACTACTTACAGGTTTAAATTCTTTAGGTAAACCTATAAAGAAATCAACTGTATTAATTTGTGGTTTGGTTGTCATAAGTAATTTCCTTTCTGATTAACTATTCTTATTTATAGCATTTATGTATGGGTGTGTCAAATTGTTTGACATTACTATTTGTATATGATATTCGTAAGGTAATTTAAAGCAGAAAGGATATATGTTATGTACTTGATATACACAATGGTTATGGGCATACCTTTCTTTTTATTAGTTGTTATGCCTATATTCAAGATGCTAATCGGCATTATAACTTAGAGACTAAAAGCCTGTGTCATTCATTTGACATGGGCTTTTTTATTTGGTACAACTAAAATATAATTAATTAATTAAGGAAAAACAATCATGAAGAAAAAAGATATCGTTGCTAAAGCACTTCAAACAGTTAATAAACTTGTTGAAGCTGAAGGCATACCTCTCAATATCTGTGATGATTTTCGTGTACTAATTACAATGGTACAGAGAATTAATCAAATCGAGTTCATCACTGTTAACAGAGAGTTCAATATAGATAAGGTTCCAGAAAGTGCTACTGTGAATGCTGTATCTACATCAGAAAATATATACAGAGATTCTAGTTCGTAAGTCAAATCTATTTGACACTAGCTAGATAATCTAGTATAACTAAAGGGCAATCAACCGAGAGGGGGATTGTCCTTTTTTGTTATGTGGGAGAAAAATACAGGAAGAATGCTGAATAATACTGGGCAAGTAGGAGACTACATTTAATGCCGTGTCCACAGCCATAACAATCAAGCAGGGGGTTGTAAGAGTATGCATACAAGAGTTCACAGCCTTGCAACCCCAAAAATAAATCAATCAACATAGGAGTAACATGATACCTTTAAAAATACAGATGGGTACATTCTCAGATTATCTTCATTCTATTTTGACATCAACCAAAGCGAGTAAGTTTCGTGCAGGTTTTATCAAGAAAGATGGTAGCTATCGAGAAGGTACATTCGATCTAAAAAATAGAAAGACATGGAAACAAACTGATGGCACTATGTATAAACGTAAAGGTAAGAAAAGAACTACTGACTCTTACGAGTACATACTTGCACATGATCTAACTAAGAAACAACCTAGGAATATATCTGTAGCTAGACTTCAATGGTTTAGCGTTGGTAAAAAAGTATATGAACTAGGGCGTGTAGAACTAGATAATGATATTACTATTATAAACTTTGAGCCTGTTAAGTTTAATCAACTTGACTCTCTCATGGAACACTATAGAGTATTAAATTCAGAAAAACAATCAAACATAGGAGACCAACATGACCAAACTAATCACTAGATTAGAAGAAGAAGACAGCAGAGTATTTAATCTTTGCAAAACACCTGTCGACTTACAGCAAATAGATTCTATTAAGGAAGGCTTTAAATTAAATAAGCCTGCTTATGCTGTATTAGACACACAAAACAATCGTGCAATACATTTGCATGGTGCAAACTATCAACTAATACCTTATGATTTTATATTGTATCAACTATCAGATGCACTAGATGATTATGGTATAGATATATCTAACACAGATATCAAATTTACTTTGCATGAAGATCTAAACTATATGAAACTTAGAATATTATTTGGTGATGACAGTATGTTTAAGCCACACAATATGTCTAGAGATGCAAATGATAAACTTAGATTTGGTATTGAAGTTATATCAAGCTATGATGCGTCATTAGTATTTACATTAAGAGCAATGTTTGTAAGACTAATATGTGCTAATGGTATGACATCAATAGAAGATGTTAATTCATCTATCAAACGACACACAAAACAGTTTGATGTTGATGGATCATTTGAAAAACTAAGACACTTAAATAAAACATTTACTAATATGTCTGATACATTTGAGGTGTATAGCCATACTGATCTTACATCGGGTGAAGTAGATGCGTTGTTTAAAAAGTTTTCAAACAAAAACGAGAGTAAATACAATTTACTTTTAAATGTTCTTGAGACTCCAAAAGATAAGTCTAGTTTGTATGATGTATACAATGCCTTAACTAATTACTCTTCACATAATAAAAGAGCAATCAAGTTTGG